TGATGTGAAGATGGCAACCGCCAAGGGTGAGGTTGTCACCAAGGTGTTTGGCGCGGACAAGCAGCCCAAGGCGATGGATGAGGTGTCTGGAAAGGTTGATCTGATTGTTGAGCTGTCGGGTGTGTACTTTTTCAAAAAGTCCTTCGGCCCCATCTTCCGCGTCATCCAGGTCAAGGAGTCTGGCTCCGTCTCGAAGAAGGTGCCAGCCGAGTACATGTTCCAGGATGATGAAGATGAGGAGGACCCAAATGATTATCTTGACTAGATATAAATGGCATTCCGTATCAACCCATGGATGATTGTCGTAGCTGTCCTCTTGTACATTTTCTTTATCCGCAAGGCTTCGTCATACTCTGGTAGCATACAGGCACCAGTGAGACGCGCTCACTATGACTCGGACAGCTACATTAGCTTTGGCAACAATGCCTCTAGCGACGTCCAGGCCGGTGCAAACTATGCTCCCGGAGACTTTGAGTAATTTTTTTATCCATCGTTAGTATTAAATGAACGGCAACAGCAAGACTCTCGCATTGTTTGTTCTGGCAGCAATCGCCATCTATCTTTTGCTCGGCCAGAACAAGTCAGGTTATTCCCTTGGTCAGGAGCCAGGCTCGGATGTCAGCTCCAGCCTCGACAGCAACATGATCCCTCGCGAGGTTTCAACTGACGAGGACTTTGGTACATTCTCCCCAGACTCAGTCCTGTCCAACCAGAACTTCCTTGACCCCCGCCAGCAGATTGGCTTCCCAGAGACGATCGGCGGCAACCTGCGCAATGCCAACCTCCAGGAGCGCTCCGAGCCCCCCAACCCACGCAGCCCAGTCTCAATCTGGAACGTATCCACCATCCCACCAGATCTGATGCGCCCAGGGTTCGAGATTGGTGCACGTGTATAAAGAAATGAATGAATAATAAAACATGACGGAACATGAGATTATACCACTCTTTAGTGTTCCTATATACAAGCGCAAGTTTGACATTCCTCCCTTAGATTTGAATTGGGTCGATTTCAAGGATAACACTAGAAATCAGATTGGCCAGAATTTCGATATCCTATCGGATGAACGTTTATTACTTTTGAAGCATATAGTTTTGGATGTCACAACAGATTACTTTTATAATGTTTTACATTCTGATCCTAAGATCGAGATTTATATCACTGATTCATGGCTGAACCGAACATATAAGGGTAGGGCTCATCACCAGCATAGGCATCCTAATAGTGTTTTGAGTGGTGTTTTATACCTCGAGGGTGACTACTTCAGCACAACTTTTCACACCCCAAATCCCAGTTTCTTTATGTACAAGCATCTCGAGAATACTCACCTGAATGCGGAAATCTTTCATGTCAATTGCTCGAAGAATGAGGTTATTGTATTCCCTAGTAAAGCCCAGCACGAGGTTCTCGAGTACACGGGTGAAACTCCTCGCATAACTCTGAGTTGGAACACCTTCATCAGGGGTAAAATTAACGAGTGGGGTGCAGAGAGATTGACACTTTAAGAATATAAACTAGTATATAACAATGGAGGATTTTCGTGATGTCATGACTGAGTGGGTCGAGCTCAAGAAGCAGCTGAACGAAGCCCGTAAGGATATCGGAGTTTTGAACAAGCGCGAGAAGGAGCTCCGCGTCTTTATCAAAACGTACATGAAGAAGGAGGAGATTGATAATGTAAATGTTAATAAGCAAAAGGTTTCATTCAAGGAGCGTGTAACCAAGGCACCCATTACACGCGAGGTGATCAAGAAGGGCCTTCTGAGCTTCTTTGGGGGTGACGAGGCTCGCGCAGAGGGTGCTTTCCAGGCCATCTTGGATGCTGCACCAGAGGTGAAGCGAGAGTCTCTTGGTATCACGGGTAAGGCCTAAAGATTTAGGCTACATATACAATAAGGAAAAATGGGTTTCAACGAGTATGCTCAGGATTCTATCTTTTACGGTGAAGATGCCATCGAGGATGATACTCAGGATGATGGGTCGATGGAGCCTCTCGACCCAGAGACTTGGCAGGATTGGCACTCTGAGGATCTATTGAACATGTGGATGAGTATCCGCCAGTACAAAGAGGAGCGCTATATTTGTGATCTTGCCACTTTCAACTCGTTTTGCGAGTGGTCTTACAAAAACTCTACGTATTAATTAAATGCCACTTCCGGATCTGACAGGACCTAAGGTTTTGTATCCGGCTATTCTGTTCGTTGCGCTAAAGTCATTCTACCAGACTGACTCTATCACAGGAGCACTCACTTTCGGAATTTTGTACTTTCTTTTGCTGAAGTTTGTACTTCGGCTTACATTCAAGCCTGCTGACATTGTTGTATCCTCAGCTCTGTTCTATGTTCTCAGCCCAGGTACGTTCCTGAGCCTGCCACCGGGTGGGTCCAAGATGTCCATCCAGGCAACCCATACCCTGATCTTCGGTGTTGTGTTTGCGTTTTTGCGTGCCACATTCCCTCAGTACTACTGATAGATGAAGCACCTAGCTATAGGACCAGGTGCTCTGGGATACTTTGGTCTGCTCGGCGCGCTCAACAAGCTGTGGGATTCAGGTGCTCTGACAGATTTGGAGACTCTGTCAGGGTCATCGGCTGGAGCACTCCTGTGCTTCCTGATTGCCATGACCAACTTTGACTTTGGGCAGGTTCTCGAACTCTCTCTCAAGGTGCAGATTCGTAGACTAAAACCAGTCATCAAATCCCTCATACAGTCCTACGGTCTGATACCCCGTGAAACCATCAGGAGTCTCATTGTGAGTGTCTTCCCGGATGAGTCTAATATTACATTTGCTCAACTCTACAAGAGGTTCCCAAAGGTGGTGTACATATCTGCATTCTGCGTCGAGCTGACGCAGACGCATTACTTTTCCGTCGAAAGTCACCCAGACATGCAGGTGATTGATGCTCTGTGCATGTCGGTGGCGGTTCCATTTCTCTTTTCGAGTTTCAAGTACGGCACGTGGCACTACCTCGATGGGGGTTCTGCAGAATCATCACCTTGCGGTCCATATCTGGGTAAACCGCAAGAGGATGTATATATTCTTAAAATTGAATGGAAGGAGAATTACGAAGTGAGCAACTTCAGTACATATATTCAGATGATTCTAAACTCGATGATGAAGATTCGCTACAACTATGACTTTCCAACTTGTTTCATCAATGTTGGGGAGGAGGACATGTTTGACTTTGCAGCCGGGGATAGTTCAAAGCAGCGTCTCTTTTTACTTGGGTACAGAGAAGCAAAGGCTCCATCGACTTTTCAGAAATCATGTACGAATGACCGTCAAGTTTGTACGTGTCCGAGTTGTAAGCCTCTAGAAGAACCGCCACCAAGTCTCGACAGTCATGAATCGCCGTATGAGACTCTTGATAGTCATGCTGACGATACACAAACTGAGCAAGATGTTGCAGATCCATGTGCACCTTGAACTTGGCCTCATCCAGAGTCGAATACCACTCGGTATAACTCTTCATAAACTTGGGGCAGCGATTCATCAGAAAGTGCAGAGAGCACACCCGAGAAATACTCTCCCAATTCTTGTCATAGCACCCAGTCTCCGGCCATTGCAAAAGACTCTTGTGGAATATCCGATTCGATTTTCCACCCATCCACTCCTGAGTCCGATGCAAAAACTCCAAGTCTCGATGCCATGCGTGAGCAAACAGCGTCCCACCATTATCCACAACAAACTTCAGGATTCTGGGAATGGCGCGACGCCAAGGGAGTACAACATACTCGACATCCTGCGACTTGGTCAGCTCCGTCTTGCGCAAGACAGACTCATTGTCCGAGTAAAAGGCTGTCACCTCCTTGATTTCCACCACCAGTGGCCTCCCGTGAGTCATGACTCGGGCTCGGGTCCGGCGATGGTGCGCCACACTGAAAGGTATCACACATATGTGGTGAATCAGACCCGCCATGGTCTGCTCCGAGTCATATGCACAGGCATTCTTCATTATATATCCAGGGGTCTATGTGTTTAGATAACTCACAAAGTTGGGTTGGTTGACGCGCTGAACAGTAAACGAAGGTGACAGGTTTTTGTACAGATTGTGAAGATTCAACAGTTTTTGTCTCTTGTTTTGCGCCTCACCCTTGATCTTGTAGACAAAGAAGTTGGCTGGTGGCTTCACAGCCTGACCAGGAAAGTTTGTAGCGAGGTATGCAGCATATTCTGGATGCTGGTACGCATACAGATTATTAATATGCGCATTGGGTGCATTTCGAATACGGTTTCTCATCTGATTCAATGGCACACCAAAAGTTGCAGATACACTCCTAAAGTATTTATTCAGTTCCGTGTAAACCTTTTTCAGATTTCTAAACTGGGCAGGAACACTCGCTTTTGTGAATATTGGGAGCTCCTCCATCTGCGCTTCGACCCGTTCTCTTGTAGTGAAATACTCATTGAATATTGCCGAACGTTGTATGAATCCCCTCTTTGTTGGTGCTGTCCCAGCACTGGTGGCCGGGACAACACGATGCATGACTGATGGATCTATGAAAGTTACTATGGTTCCTCCGGGTGGAAATATAGTGTGCTTCTTGTGTCCCTGAAGGAATGATATTCCTGCTGCATCTCCAGGCAGACCATGAGGACGGTTTACATACACACCACATGTAATGAAACCAGCTTTCCGGTTTGTTCCAAGCATCTCACCCTCTTGCGTTCCTTGTCCAAACTGATATACTGTAGAATCACGGTGCCACTTGATGTCATATCCACCAACCTTAATTGCATGACGCATGGTAACTGCAACAAAATTGTCCCAGTAGTTGGAAACAAAGGTGTTTTCACGCTCAGTAAGACCTCGTTCTAAGATGAGGGAGTTTATCTCGTGCAAACAAACAATAAACTTGTAAAAGAGGTAGTTTTGACCTCTGTTGGGGTCGAGTGCTTGTGTTCTCCAGAGCATATCTGTGGCTATACTCGGTGAGATATTGATTGAACGGATGTTACGATATCGTATGTACGGATAAGCCTGAAGAGGTACCAGACGTGGATCGTTGATTGGGTAATTGAATATGTACATCTGACCTCTGTATAGAATCTGTACATAATTCACTGGTACAGGGCTAAACTGCACCATAAACTCGGAATCCACAGCACCTTTAGTCTCGACTGGAAGATAATGAGGATCACCAAATGGCGCGTCAAGACATTGCCATATGAAATTCATAAACATCTCCGTGAGAGGTGCATTTTGTGCTATTCCTACACCTCGCTTGACAATAACGTCAGCCATACCTGTACTGAATATTTTTCTACATACATACCATGGCTCGTGTTCAAGACTATATAAGAGAATCTAGTCTCAGAGCTGCAGTATCTACAAGCGGGTCAGGTCTGATGAGTCAATCATACAAGAATATGGTCCGTGGCACGAACCAGAACAGATTTAGGACCGATTACATACCGAGAAATATAGCATCGGATCCTATCCCAAATCCTCAGTTCAATACAATGAAGATAACACTACCGATGGGTACTGTACTCTTCAGGGCAACTGGGCACCCACCAGACCCCAATTCAAATATGAATGAAACCAAGTTTCACTATTTTTATCCATTTGCAGGTTTAGCTGTCGCTGGACTGAGTGACAACTATTCAAGATTCTGCATGTTTGCACTCAAGTATGATACAAATTTCTTCCTGCTCCTTGAACCAAATGACAAAACAAAGAGGTGGGTGACACACCGCAATGCAGCTGGCTATCCAACTGCATTTTCTGGTCCTGATGATGCCTTGAATAAGGACCTCTGCAGAGCTGCGGGTGTACAGGGATGGATAGGATTATCTAGTGCGGATGCACTCCAGCACATTCAATTAGCTGATGAGTTTCCAATGTATTTTAACAAGCCTTATCTCATGGGTGACACTCGCAAATTTGTCCATTTCAACAGTTTTACAAAAACTCAGGGTTACGCTGGATTTCCCGAATGCGTTATGTGGTACGAGGATCTGCAGTATACACCGACGTCAGTCAACAACAGGCGAAAGAAGATGGTGATTGAACCAATTACATGTCTTCATATGCCCAAAAGTGGCACCAAAGGAGACAAGATGGATTATATAGTAGGATTCTATACACAAGTGCTAGCTGAGGGGCTTTTGAAATTGAAGACTACCGCAAAAGTCTCTGGGGGTGGAACTATACCTTTTGCTCACTTTGTCTTTCCAGAAATGTCAACAAAAGCTCTAGCCAAGGGACATATTGGAACTTCACGTCCATATCTCAACTAAAGAAATAGGCCACGTATAACATATAATGGTCCTCAATGTCAAGAAGTTGGTTCCTCATGCGAAGCTTCCAGAGCGCGCTACACCAGGCTCAGCGGGATACGATCTATACTCAACCGAAGGATATGTCATCCAACCCGGCCATCGAGCAGTGGTTTCAACTGGAATCACTGTGCAGCTCCCACCCGGAACCTATGGTCGCATTGCACCTCGCTCTGGACTGGCCGTAAAGCACGGCATCGATGTTCTGGCAGGTGTCATTGATCCAGACTATACTGGGGAGCTGAAGGTTGTTCTGTACAACTCTGACCCCCGTCAGACGTATGTGATTCGACCAAACTATCGCATTGCTCAGCTGATTCTGGAGAAGTACGAGTCTCCTGAGGTGTGGGAGATTGAGACGATTGATCTGACAACGGAGCGGGGGGAGTCTGGCTTTGGGTCGACGGGGGTGGCGTACAAGGTGACGGGGGTATAAAATGCTCGAGATGAAATACATCAGGGTTAAACTTGAAAGGCTCGTCTGCGAGCTTCTTTTCCAAAAACTCCTTGGTCACCTCTGACCAATCATTTACAATAATTGCGCCAAACTTGGCGTGCAACGGGTCCAGACCAGATGAAAGCACAACTGGTCTAGCTCCGCACCAAGCAGCCTCATAGACCCGGTAGCTGTCGAGCCCGTAACCGTATGGGCATATTACACAGTGGGACTGGGTCAGCCGACGAAAGTAGGCGTATGATGAAATCTTATCAGCCTCCTTGAATGCAAAATCGAGATCCTTGAAGTAGTTGAAGCAATCTTCGCGCGCGTACCGGTATGGAGCATGTGCAACATACTGAGACTGCTCATGATCAAAGTTGATGTAGCAGAGAATGTTGCGCTCGGGCACTTCATTCGTCTGGAACTGGTAGATGGTGTTGAAACCGATGGGAATCTGTGTAATCATGGGGTGCTTGAACTCGCAGTTGACTGCGTAGACATGTGAATAAAAGGGCTTGATACTCTCAAACATCTGACGCGTAAATGGCTCGTCTGTTCTACAGTACAACAAATCTGGCTTGCCTGGAATCTCCCTCAGAACCTTGACATTCTTCTGGAAGATTTGCTTTTCACCAGTCACCAGTACCGCCTTGATGTTCGACCCCTCAATCTTGAGGTCGGGGTTGTAGTATGGATCAATAATCAAGTCTGAGAAGCGAACATAATTATCATACGATATCAGCATTTGGAATGTACTCGGAAATATTAAACACACTTTTGTCGAGTGGTCGGCGCCGAGGGTCACATAACTCGAGTAGCTCCTTAGTAACGTCTGACCACTTATTCACGATGAGCGCCCCAAACTTTTCGTACAAATCATCCAGAGCTGAATGCAAAACTATTGGTGTTGCTCCATACCAAGCCGCCTCATAGAATCTCCAAGTATCCATACCGACACCCATGGGGCAAAGGACAAATTTGGACTTCATCATTCGTTCATAAAACTTGTTTTGGTTGACGTTGTTCTCCTTCGTCACCCAAACACAACCTTCGAACGTCTGTC